CTGATTTGATGTGCAGGTATAACTTTGTCCCATATTTGAACCAACCGCCATTTGTGTTGAACGAATAACACCTGCGACATCTAATTTATATGCAGGACTTGTCGTCCCGATGCCGACGTTGCCATCATTTAACACAACCATTGTTGAACCAGCAATCTTTAATATTTCAGCGTTACCACTCACACCTGCACCTGTTATGTTTATTGATGATGCATTTATCCCATAATTTGCTGTTATTGTCATCGTTGCTATGTGATTACCTAAATTATCACCACCAGAACCTGAAAATAACACGCCATTTTGGTATAAATTACCAGTAAAGTTTATATCTCCAGAAACATCAAGTTTCTTAATAGGAGTAGAAGTTCCTATTCCAACTCTACCATTAACTGATGATATAAATAAATCAGGTGTAAAACTTCCATTATATGCACTTGTTAGCCTTATATTAGCCCCACCTGAAGTTGTAGCACCACCAATAATTAATTCTTTTGGATATAGTGAATTATCTCCAGAACTTGCTATTAAATGTTTCCCAGTCCCATTTTGTAAAAAGTCAATTTCACCTAAAGCCATTGTGTCAGCATTGTATGCAGTATTGTTTATTAATATATTTTGCTTTGTGTTACCTCTCATTGTAAAACCATACAATAACGAGTCATTAACAAGCGTTAAAGTGCTATTAATAACAAGAGGACCAGTCATAGTGTCACCAGTTTTAGAAACTTTTGTAGTGTCATTAACATTTATAAGTTGAGACCCATCTAAATTAGCAAAATATTGGCTTGTAATAGCAGGTATTCTACCATCATCACCTATTATTTTTACACCAGTAGAACCATTAACATCATAAAGTTTTGTATTACCAGCAACAAGTCCACCAGAAAGTTCTAAACCATTTTTTGAAAAAAGAAGTGAAGATCTTGGCCCATTAGGCTCAAAATAATAACTACCAATATTTGTTGTAGTAAGTTTTACATAGTTGAAAGCATAATCTAAAGACGAATTAACTTGTAATCCTGTATTAAACAAAACATTTTTGGGATAAGCATCGTAATCAATTCCTGTTATAGTTGGCTCGTTATCTGTTAATTGTAAAGATGGATTATTATTTGAAGTTGAAGTTCTAACATATAAAGTATTATCAAAATAAGTGTTTTTTGTAAATTCATTAACACCAGTAAAGATAGTGTTATCATTAGGATGAACGACGTTTGTTATATTATCACCTTTCCCATATAGATATGTTTGTGGCAATCCGATTTGAACTGTAGCCGTAACACTTGAAGCTGAAATATGGTTGACATTAGTTATATCATTAAAAGACATATTTAGTGTTGTAGTTGCGATATGATTACCCAAATTGTCGCCTTGTGTTGGGACATAATCTATTAAAGATGGAGGGATTTTCCCATATGGATTTAATTGTAATAATTTATTAGGAGCATTAAAATTGTTACCCATTATTGTAACGCTTGAAGTATTTAGATTAAGAGGATTGTTTAGCGTTCCATCTCCAATAAATTGCTGTTGATTAACATATATATATGAACCAGAAGATTGAGATATTGATGTTTTTTTTACTTTGTTTATCTCCTGATATAAAAAATTTAAGTTATCATAGGTATTTTTATCTTCAACTTCATAAGGGAGAAAGGTTTGAGAGTATAGTTTAATCCCTGAAAATAAAATCAATGTTATTATTTTTTTCATTGTTATTTCTCCATTCCTCTATTTGAGTATAAAAATTAGATATTCTTTCTTTTAATGTATCTCCAACTATTTTAGCTCTTTCATAATTTTTAACATTAACCAATTTATTTATCATATTGTTAGATGGTGTTACTACTTTGTTGTAAAAATTATTATATCTATTCCATTCTTGTATTGTATATGTGCTAATATCTAACTTACCACCAGTATTCCTTTCGTGTTGATAATTTGCCATAACATCTTTTAACTGCCAGTATCTGCTAAAAAATTCCCTCGTTTCTTTGCTGTCAGAATATTTCATTAATATCTTTTCTCTCTCTAACTCTTCCATTTCCTCTTTTCCTTTTTCTATTAACCCATAATCACTTATTTTGATAAAAGGACTAATAACCGGCGTATTTTTAATTACTAATTCTATGGTAGTATCAACTTTAGAGTTATATTGATATACTCTTAATGAATTAGTTTTATCTAAAGTCCATAATACCATATCTTTGGTAGCAGGCCATCCACCAACCTTAAAATCATTGTTTTTTATTATATTCTTCCCAGTCCACCAATCAACAGGATTATTACCAGTTATATATAAAAACCAATTAGTTGTTACATCTATTGTCGGATGAATACTTGGTAATCCTTGTGCTCCTAAAAAGTCAAATACTTGATATACTTGTTTTGGTGAACCTTTATATAATTGTAATGTTTTCCATAATAACCCTGACAATAATCTTGAAGTTTCATCTAATGGCATAGCAAAATACATAGATTTATATCCGTAATCTCCGCCTGATACTTTCCCAAGTGGTATAATTGCGTAGTTTGTCATAAAATATTCACTTACTCTGCTATATATATCATCTAATTCATTTACAGTTTTCAAAGAATTAAGATATGCTTCCTTCTTTTCTTCATCTGTTTCATTGTCATATTTGTTCTTTAAATGCTCGTATATAATTCCACTTGTTATTAAAAATGTAGCAAATTTTATCATCATTATCGGCGTTTTTTTGAACCACCAACCTAATGGAGTTTGTCCTGTTATATCACTATCTTTACCCATTGAAGCTCTTAAATCAAATCTTAATCCTTGTAACATAATATTTGAAAACCTTGCTATTTGATTGGTAATAGGACTAAACTTTCCTTTTAATAACCAAGCGGGAGTTCCAGCATAATAAAATACTCCCATCCCCGCTTTTTCTGCATCATTTAACACAGTTTTAAGATTATTATATATCGCTACTTTGCTTACTACTTCCATAATTTGAGTTGCTTTTGATATAGTTTCAAAAGGGGTTAATAATTTTTCTGACAATGATTTTTTATGATGAAGTTCTTTAACAGCATACAATTTATTGGCCGTTTCTAATGTTTGCAAGATTATGCTCTCTTCTTGTGTCCTCCCTTTTGACATATTTTCTAAAAAATCATTAAATATTTTGGTTAATTCTTTTTCATCTAAACTACTTCTTTTAACCCAACCGCCAAAAACAGGATAAACCCTATTCTCAATAGCTTCTTTAATTTTAGGCGTTAATTCACCTTTTTGTATAAATGAATATGCTTCTGGTATATCTTTTATTGCTTCACCAACCCATCTCAAAAATCCCGTTATTCCACCGACATTTATATTGCTCCAAGTTCTTAAAAAATCTCTAATTGGATTTCTAACAGCAAAATTTGGATTATAGTCAATTAAAACTTTACTCCAAAAATTTGAGAATAGTATTTTACTTAAAAATCCCGCTCCTTCTATAATCATTTTATCACTATTAAACAAATCTGCTATTTCTTTTGGCACTAAATATTCCACTATCTTCCCGTCTTCCCAAATAGTTATTGTCTTTTTGTTTTCTACTAATTCTTCTGGTTTAGTTATTTGTATTTCTTCTTTCCCTTCTGGTCTTATGCCTTTTTTTTCTATCAAGTTAGGATAATAATTATCATAAAACGCTTTTATGTTTTTCTTAAATTGTTCATAACTTAATCTATCCAAATATGCTACCATTTTTAAAATAGTATTAGTTAATGGCGATCCGATTGATTGTAATGTCCCCTCTTGCTTTGGAGTAAAAGGTTTGACATACATACTTTTGATATATTTAGCGACATTAAAGGTAGCATAAGCATTCTTATTCTTTTCAAGTATTTTTATAGTTTCATCGTCATAAAATATCCCTTTACCTTTCTTAACATATTCCCAATTATTATCATACCATTGCTTTGCTATTTCTAATAGTTTAGGCCATTTGTCACCAAATTCTGAAGCCATTTCTTTTAATTTTCTTTCAGCATCTGGTTTAGTTATATTAAACGGATTAGCCAACGCTTCTCTATCTCCATTGGCTATTCTGTTATACATTAAATATTTTGAGAAATCTTCATATGATATTTGTGCGTCTTCAAGGGCTTTCATTATTTTACTATTGTTAAACAAATACAAAAATTGCTCGTTTGTTGTAGTAACAAATTGTTGTATTGAACGCCTTGGGTCTATCGCAGTATTTAAGTTTTCACCTTTAGCAACTATTTTATCAACATCATCCCATAATCTTGAATATATATCAACAAAATTTTTGCGGATTTCATTCAAAAATGAATCTTGTTTATTTCCATACATCAAATTGGCAAGCCGTTTTAATTCCGCAAAAGCCATATCCTTATCCATTTTTGTTTCTATCTTTTCGGGGATTACTTTACCGCCTGATATGCTCTCTAACAATTCTTTATACGCTTTAAGAAACTCTGGCTTTTTTTGTATATTGTCAAAGAATAATTTTAAGGACAATGGGGATTTTTCTACTAAATCACCAGGGCTATTTAGTAAAACTGAAATAAAGTCGGCATATAATTCATTAGGATTATTCCTATATTCCAGATAAGTTAATGGAACTTTATCTTCGTCAAACGGATGCCACCATTTAGACAAATTAAACAATTCTTCTTTTATTTTAGCATTTGTTGGTAATGTTTCGTTAAATGTATCTTTAACATTTAATTTAAAGTTTATCAATCTCTCAATAATATTTCTCTTATCGCTTACTTTCTTTAAATTGTCAACAAGATGACCTATTTCGTGGGCAAATACCTTTTTCAATACTTCTGGATTTTGAAATAATTTAGGACTTAATTTGATATATTTTTCATTTTCTTTTTCAACATATTTCCCTATAGCAACTTTTAATTTAGCAAGTTTAATTCCTCCACTTTCAATTAATTCACTTGCCAATAAAAATAGACCTGGGTTAGTTATTGGAGTTATCTTATCTATACCACCAAATACTTGTTTCAAATCTTCTGGAAGCGACAACTCTTTGCCTTCTGTTTTTACAAAAATCTTTTCTAAATCTTCGCTTATATCTTTTACTTTTTTACTATAACTTGTTGGTTTCTCTAATTTTGGCAATTCTTTTGTTTTTTCTACCCTCGCAACTGATGATGGGATTTCGCTAAAAGATTTAACCTTTTTTGGTCTAAGTTCTTCCGCTATTTCGTTTAATATATCTTTTCTATTCTTATTAGCATATAATTCTTTCCAATCATCATTTCTCATTCTTGAAAAATACTCATTACTTATGTCGGACAACTCTTCTTCGGTTAATTCTTTAGTTTTAGATATTGTTCTCAAATCATTTTCAAAATCTTTATCTATTTGAGGTTTAAATTTTAATATATTCTCGCTTTCAGGTGTCGTTTTATTAAGAGCAAAAATCCCAACAACTTTATTCTTATTGTCAAATACTTTAACCATATTATTATCTTTTATTTTCTTTAACTTTATATCTTCTCCAACATATTTAATAAATGGTTCTATCCTGCCTTTTGATGTAGAAAAATAATCTTCAGCATCTTTTAACTTTAAAACTAACTCATTAGTATTATTTTTATTTGTCCCTACTATTTCTATATCCTCTGTCGGAATATCTTTAGATATATAGTCATTATATAAACTTGATATTGATTTTTCAGTGACATAACTTACATATTTACTTGTTAGTTTTTTTGTCGTATTTTCTGGTAAATATTCTGTTTTTATTAAAAATCCTTCTGTCCCAATAACATTATTTTTATCGGAATACACAAAAGCATTGTCTTTTATTTCTTTCTCAAATGACTTTAAAGTAAATTTTGGTTTAGGATACCATTTAACCCCATAGTCATCTCCTTTTGATAATTTTGATATAACATTAGACACAGTATCTATTTCGTGTTGTGGAGTTTGTGGAGTAATAGTATCTTCTATTTTTGGAGGTTTAACCTCAACTTCTGATTTAACTTCTTTAGATAATTCAGTTATAGGGGCAATAGCTTCTTTAATAGGTTGAGGTTCAATAATCGGTGGCCGTGTAACTTCTGGTATCCTAACCTCTTCTGGCTTTGGTATAGGTTTAGCAATAGTAGGTTCAACTTCCCCTCTTTGTAATATTTCCCTAATTCTACTATTTGTATCTGCCATTACTCTTTTAGCGGGATCTGGTAAAGTTTTATATATATCTAATAATTGTTTATCATTTAAAACTGACAAACTTCTTTCTTTAATCTGTAAATTTCTTATTTTATTCTCCGCTAACTTTGGTAATCCTGTTTTATATGCTAAACCACCAGCTATAGCCCCTTTAACCATAAAATCTGCTATATCAATTAATCCACCAACATATTCGTTTAAATCTTTCTTTATTTCTTCTGTAGGAGCTATTTTATCTAAAGTTTCAAATATGGGTATTGATAAACCTATTTCTGTCGCTATTTTACCAGCTTCCGCTATTTTACCTGCCATCAAAGAAGGAACAGGTGCGAATAATAATCCTGCTGTCATACCTGTTGACAACAACTCTTGTGAGGTAGGTTGTGTGGCAGCGCCCTGCTCCATAGCGTATTGCCTCATATGTTCTTTAGTTACTTCTTGAGGTTGTATTCCAAAATATTTAGAAACATCTCTAATGTTTAATGCTTCTGCTGTTTGTTGTTCTGGAGATTTCTCAAGCATTCTCCTTATTCTTTGTCCTATAGTTAATGGTGGTTGTGCTCTTAATTCTGGTTCTTTAAATACTTTTACTGGTGGTATTCTTCCGCTTCCTAATAATGGCTCTGTTATTATATTTGGCGGAGTTTTATCGGCAAGTTTTGCTTTAACTGGTTTAGTTTCAAATGGCAATCTTTCTAACAAATTTGGAGGGATTTCAACATTTGTCCCTTCTATTTTTATTGGCTCACTTCTTAATTGGTATGGTGTTTCTTTAAGTGGAGGTATATTTATATCTACATATTTTTCGTATTCTGGGTAATGTTTAAGAAACACTTCTGCTACTTTTACATTATCGTATTTCTCAAAATCTGGAAACTTTTGCTTTACAAAAGCCCCAAATTGGTCTAATCTTAATTTTGGCATACATTTTATTTGGTTATTTTTTCTAATTCATCTAACATACTTTTAATTCTGTTATCCGTTGGTGTGGTATCGGGATAAACATTAAGTTTTGATATATTTTCAATTTGTTTTTCAATTTCCCTTTTTCTTGATGTTAGATTAGGGTCTTTACCATAACCGATAATAGATTCTTGTCTTCTTATATCTTCAAGTTCCCTATTAAGAGAATCTAATATTTTAAGTTTATATCTATCAGTTATAGACAAAGTAGATTCTGGAGTTTGATATTTAGGCAACTGTTGTGCTAATCTTGTAGCAATATTAAATCCACTTTCCCGTAATGCTTTCTCTTTCATTACATCATAGGGCGGCTTATATTGTGTTATGTTTAATGTTTCAACAGGAGGTTTTATTTCACCTAAACTTTCTAATATATTATATTTGGGTGGTTCTGGTAAAGGACTTTTTTCGTATGCCTTCATAGTTGGAGTTTTAGCTAATTCTTCTTGAAATTTTGACTTATAAACACTATAAGGAACTCCTAATTTTTCAAGTGACTCATATTCTAACTCTTTTTCTTTTTCTGCTTGTTTTTGCGCTAATTGTTTATTTAATAAATCCTCTTGTCTTTTTCTTTCTTCTTCCTGCCATCCCCGTTGTAAATAGAACTTTATTGCTTCTGGCAAACTACCAGCAAGACCTTGAGCAAAATATCTAAAAAAATCAGAAGCCATATTTACCTCCTATTAATTACAAAAACTTTAAAGCGGCAAACGGCAAAGCACTACCTATACCTTGACCGAGAAAATCTAAAAATCCCGGACTATCTTCCTCTTGCCATTTTCTTTGTAATTCAGCCATTCGCCGTTGGAAATCTCTTTGTTTTTGTGCCTCTTGCGACTGCCATTCTCTTCCTAATTGAGTTTGTAATGCCTGCCAATCTTTATTCTGTTGCCCTAACCTTTCTTCCCTTTGAGCCATTGCTTTTTGCCAATTCAAATTAGCCCACAAATCAGACAAACTTTGAGTTCCAGCTGAAGATAAGGAGGCAGTTCCTAAACTTTCATATGGGGTCCCAGTTAATCCTCTTTGTAATGCTTGCCTTCTAAAATTAGCAATATTCTGTTGTGTTCCTAATTCTATAGGTCTTGCTAATCTTTTATAAAAATCTCCTAACACTTCTGGAGTATATTCTATCCCGGTATAATATTGCATAACTCCTCCTTTTTAATAAGGTTTCAATACCTTATCTATATCATAAACTATTATAACCGAATTTAACTTAAAATTCAAGTTTTCATTGTTATATATCTTAAATCTAAAATACCTTCCATTAGCAAATCCATCTGGCAAATTCTTTACCCTTGTTGATAAATAATAATTACCTAATGAACTTAATGATACATTTTTTGATATGTAAGTGTTAGATTTATTTGTTGAATATCCTATTGATAAAATAGAATTGCTTACCTGTGAATCTAACCAGAATTCTTTAAATATCTTGTTGTAGTATGGAGCACCTAATGTCCAGTCGCCAGTAATCCAATATGCTTCTATGGGCGTTCCATCATCGCTATATACTCCATCCACAAACATTTTATACATCTTTCCGTTAATATCCCCCATAATAATATCATTGTTAAATAGACCAAGTGATATTAATGGTAATGGAGTTATTACTTTTGTCCATTTGCCATTCGTTTGTAGCATATAACATACATTATTGTATGAATAAGTTGAAGATGACAAACAAACCAAATATCTTTTCTCATATTCTATTGAAGAGGCTGGTATATTTTCTCCCTCTTGATAATTTAATGTAACAGAATTAATTTTATTTTCGTCAGGATAATTAGTATGAAATACAGCTCTAAATTGAATATATTTAGTGTCGGATGTGAAAGGTAAAGATGAATTATTATTTATACTTTGCCAAATTATGCCTGAATCTGCTTTAGTAAAACCTATTGAAGAACCTCTAACATAATAATCTATACTATTTCCTCCTAAACTTTCTTGTGAAGCATAAAAAGTCAACCATTTGTTAATATTTTGAGGTATATATTCTACCCCAGACCAATATTCAGCTCTTGTGTTTCTAACTTTAGTTTGTAATTGTGATAAAACAGGTGTATATCCAGACCCGGCGTTACTTTCTAATATATACCAAAATTTAACATATCTTTTATTTATGGGAACTTGACTATCTTTATAAAATTGTGTCCAACTACCCCAATTATTGCCATCATAACTATCTGATACATAAAAATATATAGTTGTTCCATTTTCTATCTCTTCTGTTATATTGGCAAGAGCACCAATCGGTTCATCTATTCCTGTATCATATACTTGTGAATAGTAATGCCCTCTATTTGTATAAGTGCTTATATAAACATTATCAACAAAAAAATAAGTATCATTATCTACTATCGCAGGGGCTAACAACATATAATTACCAGTAGTATATGTGTTTTCTGCCCCATAGCTCAATATTGTATTCGTTCCACTATACACTTTAAATGAATATGTAGTTCTTTCTATCTCATAATTTCCAGAAGGGAGCGGAACTTGTGCTTGTGTTAAATGTGTAGAAGAGCCATTAATATTATTTCTGTTTAGTGTAACTATATTAGATGTTTTATTAAAATTAACATAATAACCATTAGTATAGACAGAATTTGAAGATGAAGACACAAACCAAAAATTTAGAGAAGTTGATATATTATTCCAATCAATATACAATCTCCATCTACCATAAGCAGGGGCATTGGAAGGTTGAGTATATAAATATGGAGTTAATCCTATCTGGCCACAACCTACAACTTTATAAAATCTTAATTTCCCACCTAACACACTAAATGTATTTTCGCAACCAGAGTTTATACCAGATGGCAACCAAGTAGGAAAATATAAATAATCCCCATCATCAAAATTATCATAAAGATTCATATCTGGAATTGCTAATCCACCAACTATATCATTATAAACAAGTCCTTGTAATGTTCCAGAAGATTTAAAAGCAGATGTCCCGTCTATTAAATTATATGTCTGTGGAACCAACCCATTATCATATCCACTTGGATAATACCCGGTATTATCGCTATATATTCCTTTATCAAAACCTTCTTTATTTCTATATGTTATATTGTTTTGTTCAAAATTTCTTTGTTTATTATTTTGTATATCATAATAAATATCTTTTGATAATAATTTAGGCATTCCTCTTCCTTCCCAACCATAAACCCCATCATAACCCAACCATATTACAACACCATCTATTTCTTGAATACTATCATTTGATACGCAACCTATACTATTTGACAAAGGATAAATGTAATAAGTGTCATTATCTACTCCTTTAAGAAGAAATGTTTTATTCTTTTTCCACACCATTTTTCCATATGCAGTAGACTTAAAACAAGTTATTCCTTCTCCATCATTATTATCAAAATAAAGCAAATTAGGATCATCAGCAATTAATTGCCTATCAGTAGGTATAGTCCAATTGGTATAATCACCATATCCAGAAATTAAAACAGAACTATCTCCATATTCTAAATTATTAGCACAATACAATCTCTCATCAGAAAACTCCAAAAATCTACAATGTGGGAAGTTAGAAATATATGTTTTACCACTTGTTGGTGTCCAATAAAACGAATTTTCATATCTATTAACAAAAAATACCTTATTCCAAGCAATAGTAATATTAATTGGATAATCAGGATTAATAGTTGATATTAAAACTTTACCTTGACTGCTAAAATCATTGTAATAAATAGAATTTGAACTTACGAATATTAGATATTTTGTTTTATTTGGAGATATATATTCATATATATTTTTAATAATTGATGAAGTCCCAGTATCATAAAATCCTGTTATCCCATTCCTCTTTTCTAAAAATCCTCTATCTGTTATTATATTAACAGAATCAATCGCATCATTTTTTGCTATTTTACCACTATCATAATAGGTATTTATTCCGCCAAAATCAGAAATATATTCTATTTCACTATATAAATTATTTAAAAATGAAAATATAAATAATAAGCATATCATTTATGTTACTCTTGTTCCACTACCACGAGATGAATTAAATCTAAAGTAATCTGATAGCGTATCAATTTCTTCTGTATCTTCATCAAGATTGTATTTTCTTATTAATTCAATTATTGAATTGTTGTATAATTTTTCTTTTGCCAGATACTCGTTCATTTCTCCTTTAGATTCATATATATCGGCTATAACTCCCTCTTCTACAACATTTAAGAATTCATCCGGGAAATAATCAATGCTTGCGGTAGGTATATCAGATACAGTAAATCTTGATATTCTTTTCTTTCCAAATCCAGTTAAACTTATGCTTGAATTAGGCGTTCCCAATAACCTTATTTTAATCGCTTGTGTAGTTGGGTGTAATCCCATATACACATAATTTTTAATTGATTGGTCTGATGTAACGACATTGTTAAACTTATTATATAGAGATAGATATCTTTTTAAAGTTATTTTTTTTAGAAACCCTTCATTATTTGGTCTTGCTATTACTATTATATCACCAATAACACTATCTATATAATAATCACTTACCCCAGAGGTAGTATTTATAGTAAATTCTTCTATAGCCCAATGCCAAGGATACCTGCCCCATACATCAAATCTTCTGTTATTTATATAATGTATAATATCAGAAGTTACTTGGTCATCAATTACATCTACCTCACCATATCTTGTTTTTCTTTTTAATACTTTTATAAAATCTGAAAGCAACATAATTATTGTTATTTTTTATTACCAGCATCTTTTGCCCCGAGCTTCACCTTAGAAACTTCATCATCTTTTTTTATTTCTTGGTCAGGCGACAATTCTATTATTATCTTTTTCTTAAATAATTCAGAATTTTCTATTTTCTCTATTATTTCAGGGTCAGAAGTAGCAAAAACTCCTGCTCCTTTTGTTGGGTCTATCCCAAATGTAACCCTTTTAAACGGGACCGCTTTGCCTTTATCATCAAACTTCCCCATTGGTCTAACGCACATCGTGAGATGCGGATATTTAGAACATAAATACATTTTTTCCTTTTTCATTATTCCTCCTTTATAAGTAAAGGGCGGAGATTTACTCCGCCCTTGTAATATCCATCAATAAGCATTTTCGTAAACATTAACTTCAACTGAAGCCAAACCTCCAGCTAAACAATACATTTGGACATTACTTGATACTTCATATTCTTTTGAATTGCCAGAAGGTATTTTTTCTCCAGCAGTAGCCCCTGAAGTAGTTATGTTATTTCTAAACCCTATATACACAGGATTAGAGCTATCCGTATTTGTAACTCTAACAAGTTTCCTATGCGAATATATATAAGGGATAGAGGTAACAGTTGAAGTGCTACAAGTAACACCTTTAGTATCAGCAGTAGGAGCAAACTGATATGTTACTGTCGCAGATGATTTGTAAGCGACTATACCAGCCACTATCAATATAAATGATATAAGAGCAGTTTGTTTCTTAACCATATTTCCTCCTAATTACCTCTGGACACCAATTAACAACCCGTGCTTTTTCTCAAGCTGGAGCTGAAGCCCTACTTCTGAGAGATATTCATTCTTTGTTTGATCTTCATCGTTATTTTGAATATTCTCACGAAGTATTGTTAATCTGCCTTTCATATATCTTAACATAAGGTCGGATATATCTACAAATATACCCCAACCAGCTATACCAGTAAGATCACTCAAGTTATCATTGGTCAATAGTTTATGTTCTACAAGCTCTATTATTCTTCCAGCATTCTGGTATCTTGACATAGTTATTCCATAGGTGGTTTCATCGCTTCTTGTCTGTAGTTTTTGAACTCCAAAGTTATTTATTACGGTAGCAAGTAATGGAGATACAAAACCTACCCTTTCATTAGAACCATACCTTGATATAATTCTTAAGAAGTCGTTGAATTCCTGTTCTGTTAATTCTCCTTCGGCATCATAAACATTTGTGGTTATAAAATAATTTACACCACCAGTTGTTCTTTTGGGATGCGTTCCAGAAGTATCAACATAAGGATAACCTCTTAAGAATGCAAGCTCAATATCTTTCTTATGCTCTATCAATTCTTTGGTTCTTTCTACCTTCATATCCTGTCCGCCATATTGATTGGTAGCATCTTGAGTATTGGTTACTCCAAAAGGAGTTTTGAATATCTGACAGTAGTTAGTTTTTTTAACTCTCCGTGTAGTCAATATAACCCTCGTTGAAGAACCTTCCTCATTAGCATTGCCTATGATATGAAGTTTAGCTCCACTGGAAGCCGCCTTGCCAGTTCCACTATTATTTATACCTCTTTTTATTGACACAGAAGAGCTTGTTGGAGTAGCGGTAACTATTACTATCTCATCATCAGCTATAACTACCACATCTCCATCCCTAAAGTATTGATAATTAGATACTGTCATAGTAGTATCAGAAGTGCCAAGATTTCCTCCTAAAGTATCAAATCTCGGCAAGAGTTCGTCCTCATACCATTCAAAAACAGGATTAGTGCATTCCTGTTTTTTAAGTCGCATTAACAAAGTAACTAATGGACCAGCGTCAGGTTCAAGTTGTGCTATAGCGGGAGAAACATCCCTTATAGCCCTTTCCTCCGTTGATAAAATTCCAGTTCCTCTAACTCCTTGATAAACAGCCATAAATCCTCCTTATTTACCTCTTAAATATTGGTTTATTATAATTGAAGTCAAACAACTCTTCCATTTCATTAGGCGTATTTTTTGTGCCTGCCAACCCAGAATTAACAGAATTAGTGGCATTAGCAGAAGTGGAAGTTTTATTCTTTATAGTTTCTGCCTGATTTCTCTCTATTGTATCTTTGTCTTTTAATGACTTATAGTATTTCATTCCAAGAGCAGTAAAATAGACAATATCTGGAGTTTCTTCATATCCAGTTATAAATGGAGCATATTTTATAACATAATCCATTATAGGCACAATTTCATTATAGTATGGATAGGTTTTCCCATCCTTGCTCATTTCATCTGCCTTTTTTATTATTTTCTGTTCAAGGATTGCTCTTTTGGATTCCTCTTCTTTTTTTATTTGTTCAAGTTTAGATTTTTTCTCTTCCTTTTGTTTTTCCCATTCTCTTTTCTTGAACAAATATTCTACCTGTTCTTTCGGGGATAAGGCTTCTACTTCTTCATCTGATAACAATTTAAACGGAGGGGTTTCTTGTAGTTTATTCTCTAATTCTATCAATTTAGCTTCATACTCTCTTATTCTATCCTCCATTTCTTTGTTAATTTTATATAACCTGTATCCTTCAGAAGAAGAGTTTTCATACGCCTTAACCAGTTCATCAACAGTAAACTCCTTACCCAACACAGATACTTTTTGCTGGGTAGTTTCTCCCTCTTTATTAGTTTCAGGGGTAGTTTTTTCCTGCTCCTGACTTTCTGAAGAAGGCGGTTTTCCAGTATCAGAATTCTGGTTAGTAACTTCATTCATCTTATCTAAATCTGGGATATCACTTATATGGTCAAAAATACCTTTTACTTGTCCTTTATCCTCTGTTTGACCTTGTGTTTGCGTATTGTTAACTTGTTCATTATTTGTATCTATAACAGGTTCCACTATTCCTCCGTATTAATTTTTTTTAATTTTTTTTTCAGCCTCAATTCCTTTTTCAATTATAATACTTAACTTTCTATTAAAATCTTCTATCATACTTATTTTCCCAGAATTATAAACACATCCTATTCCTACCTTTTCTATGCTATCTGTATTTCCTCTCCAAATCATACCATTTGATAATTCTTCTTTACACTTTTTAAAATATGGCTCAATAATATTTTTCCATACTTCACTTTCCAATAATTGTTTTACCATATTTGCATTATTTATGTCAAGTTGTGGATTATATATTTCTTTTTTTTTATTGTTAAACATTAGCATTAACAACCTCTTTTGTTTGACCTTTAGGTAATGGAATTATGTTTTCTTTTTCATATTGTAAATCTTTTTTATCATACGCCTTGCTTGTTACTTTTGACTTTAATTTCTCCTGAATAATCAAATCTGGATTTTGAATTATTTGCATAAGTAAATTTGTAGTATCTGATATATGTTTTTTAAGTAATTCTATATATTCAGGAGGAACTCTGCCTCTCTCTACATTATTTGATAAAGTTTGACTATTTAATTGTATATAATGCTCTGCAAGGTGTTCAGTTATATTTTCCAAAGGATTAGGAGGAGTATATTGTCCATTCATAATCATTTCAAATTCTATTTCTGGAGATAAAGTATTATTTGATTGCTCCATCATTTCTTCACCATATTGCCAACCAAAAGATTCAATTATTTTCTTTATTAAATCTGTTATCTTAACTTTTAATAAAGAACTATCTCCTGACTTTAATCTAAATGATTCGTATTTCAAAAATACTTCCAATAAAACCATAAGTTGATTTCTCTGAACAGTAGTATTTCCAAAAGATGGATCGTTAACTATAAGAAAATCAATCCCATCATTACATAATATATCCTCTCTTGTTAAGTCGGGATAAATTGTATCTCCATATTTAGTTCTAATTCTGGTTTTTATTGGTTCAAATAAGAATTGCTCCATTAAGTTATAAGCCGTATATAATCTTTCTACAAGATTAGAAAGTTGTAATTTTCTCATTATTGAAAATCTGCGTGCCAAAGATTGCTGAATTTCAATTAATCCAGTAGCTGTTTTATGATAAGGTTTTGAACCAGACACTCCCGGTGATAAATCAGAAACAGATATTATTCTTTCAATAAAACCTTTTGTATTGCTTTCCTGATAAACCATATTTTTAGTAGGGTCTTGAAGTGGTATAGAAGATATTGCTTGATGTATATTTGGAGAAATGCCGGGGTCTATTCTGACTTTACCTCCAGCCTCAAGTTTCCAATCATCTGGGAATGGAACAGCATCTTTGTGATAAGCGACCAAACCATTTACTATCCTTATCCAAGACCTCATAGATAATCTATGTATATCATTTAATTCGTAAAATAAATGTTCTACTGGTTCAATAGCTCCAACTCCGTATAAACTTTCAGGTTCCGGGGTATAAGTTTTTAATCTAAATGGGATATGCGGGATATGGAATGGGTCTTTTACTATTTTAATTAAATATTTATCATTTGCTATAGTGTAAATTGCATTTGGCTCATACATATGTTTTAGATGGACTTTACCTTTTGCTTTTGATTCTGTTGTGTCTATAGTAGAAGAATATAATTTATTGGTTAATGTTCTAACTTCATTATATTGTAATAATGGGCTATCTATTGATGGTCTTATTGAATCAATATCATTTCTAAAATCTTTTAATAATTCATCAAGATAATAAATTTGTTGTTCTCCATTTTCATCAATATATTTCATATTTTTTAAATCTTCCACTGATACATCTTCTTCAAATTGTATTAACCATTTAAGGTTTCTATAATTCTTAACTCTTGGTTCAGGAAAAATTGTAAATGCAGAAAGATATGTAGTATAATAACCTACTTTTTTGGGATATAAATATTCTTGTTCTACAAGTTTATTATAAGATACTTCATTTTTTATTGGGACTAATTTACCAGCAAAATTTACAATGCTTTCCATTATTTTTGTGGCTTTAGTTTTTTCCCATTTGTATGCTTTAACCCATTCACAAGCCCATTCATCTTTTTCCCACGCATTTCCAATTATTATTTTTTCTTTTTCGTTTTTAATTAATTCTTCTATCTGTTCTGAAGATTGGAAATAAGATTGAAATAGAGACATAAAATTGTCCGCATTTTTTTGCTCTAATTTGTTTTTGGCCACAGCTTTAATAGGAAGTTTATCAAGCAATGGGTCTACAGTCCTTGCTACTATATCTTCAATAATTCCAAATGCGTAAGGTATAAATATATTAATCTCCTCTTCTTTATCTACAGCATCTGCTATTGCTTTATATATCTTATAACATCTTACCCAAGTATCAAATTTATCTTGATAATAATCTCTTGAATTGATAAATCTTTCTTTTATAGTATTTACTATTTTACTTCTTTCTTTTTCTGATAATGTTAATGGATTAATTATTTTCATTTACTTTTTTTTAGCAAAATCTCTTAACTTTTTTTGACTTAATGTTTTAGCCAATTTAGCCGCAGAGCTACTATATGACTTTGCTAATTTTCCTTTTTTCATAGCCAAAGCCATAGCAAATAATTTTCTTTGTTTTTCACTTACCGCTGGCATTTTTTTTATCATCCCTTTCTTTTAATTTTTCATATCCTTCCAAATAATCTGAAAAGTTTTTTTTCAAAACATCTTTGTCGCTCCATAAATATTCTTTTGCTGGACAATTGTGTTTAAATTGTGCTGTTCTTAAAACTTTATTTTTTATATAATCGTCTGAAAATTTACTTGTATCACCTTTCAGTTTAATATTAACATTACTATTGCAAAATTTACATTTTAATAAACCAACAACACAATCTTTAAAAATATTTATATGACCATCAAAATCAACAAATGTTGGATATATTAAACCTTTTTTAAACATAATAAAATTTTACACCAAATAAAAACATATGTCAAGCGCCTTTATATGTTCCTATAATATTTTGTTTATAAAATACCTGATGTTTTAATTCTTCTGAATGTCTTGGATTTGTTAAAACAAAATATCTTACAAGGTCCGGGAAATCTTTATATTCAAGCTCTGGTCTTTCGTCTATATTTCTATATTGCACATTTTTTTGCTTCCAGCAATAATGCTCCATACCAAATATATGATTCCTACATTTTGTCAAAAAATACAATTTAGGTCTTATATTTTTTTCAACATCTCCCAAATATTGTTTAACTTTTAAATGGCCACTTTCTATATCATCAGGAGCATCTTGATATATTAATTCATAATTAATTTCTTTACCACATCTATATAATTCTTGTTTTATTGTAGTATTTGTAGCAAATGTTGGAGTATTACCAAAATTAGGATCTATAACTCTATATTTTGATTTCTTACCTATAATTTCCATTTCTATATTTTTTATTTCCTTCGCATAATCTATTGGTAAAAATTTAAAATCATTTATTTTGTGATGTAATGGAAATCTTTCATCTGGGAATTCATAGATACAATAAGCATCACCATTTTTAAATACAGCATACCAACCTATAGCAAAAGGTCTTCTATCGTGAGGGTCTATAACATTATATAAAGTATATTCACCTCTTTTAAACTCATCTAAATGATAATCGTGTATATTATCAAGTATATGCCAATCTTTTCTAAAATTTTTATAAATAGTTCCTATTAAAGATCCAAACTTTCCACTTTCTCTTAATTCTCTTTCTTCATCTGGATATTGGGATAAAAGTATTTCTATTTGATTTCTTTCTAAAAATCCTCCATTATCTACGCAATTATCCCAAATAGTCCCAATTATATGATTTATCTTTCCTATTTTTTCTCCTTTATCATTTGTTAAATATTGTTTGTCAATATATTCATCTTTCAACCAACCAGAAGAAAACAAAGGTGTCATTTCCGCTATTACCATTCCTCCAGCTCTTAATCTTGCTAAATTTTCAGAAAATAAAGCGTATGGCATTGGTTCACTGTAAAGTATTAATCCTTTTGTTTCACCAACCGCTTGTGATGCGTCCTGATCGTAAGTCATAATATCCCAAGTCCACCCGGTAGAAGTTTTGCCCCAAGAAAAATACGGCTTTTTATTTTTGATTTGTTCATATTTTCCGTATGGAAATAATTTTTTTATCAATCTCTGAATTACCCCGTTGTCTTGAAGCATACTTTCAGGAGCACATAATCTTGCACTTTTTGGAAATTTCCAATTCTTAAAAATACCTTTTTGGAATAATGGATGCGATGTTCCAAACATTATAGATGACCAAATAGATACTAATAAGAATGTTTTACCGGTACCATTTCCAAATGTAATTATGTTTATAGGTTCTCCATCTGAAATTTTTTCTATAGCTCTTTTTTGTGCTGGATTAAATTTATAAAATAGCAAGGGATCTTGCTTATATTTAACCATTATTAAATTTTTTAATCTCTCATCTATTTCCACATTAAAAATTATACTACAAATAATTTTTAAAAACAAGGACTTGACAATGTTTATAATAGAATGTGGAAAGAAATTTAAAACAAATATAAAAGCGTATTGGTTGGCAAAATATTGTTCTGAAAAATGTAGGCACAGAGCATCATTTAAAAGATATATAACAAAGAAATCAAAAGAGTTATATGATAAAAAAAATTGAAGAGTATAACTCAGGAGATTGTAATTGTATAACTAATGCTGATGTATTTAATGCTATAAAAAAAATACCAGATAATAGTATAGATTGCGTTATTACATCACCGCCATATAATAAAGGTTATTTTGGTAAAAAAACGTCTTCTAAAAATGACACTTGGAAAAATAGAAATATAGAGTATGATAATTTTGATGATAATATTGAATGGGAAGAATATGAAAAACAACAAACAGAAATATTAAAGGAACTTGTTAGAGTAATAAAACCTAATGGTAGCATATTCTATAATCACAAACCACAACCTTATAAACACAAATTATACTTCCCAGAATGGGTTTTTAAATTTAATTTAAGACAAATAATAATATGGGATAGAGGTAGTACTCCTTCGCTTTATCCAATTAGATGGCTACCAACAACAGAATATATATTTTGGATAACTAAAACAAATATACAACCTAAATTTAAAATGAATGGCGAATTTAATAAAGAAGTATGATATATACCACCAAAACCATACCCAGACCACCCGGCACCATTCCCAGAAAAACTTGTTTATGAGGCAATAATAAACACAACAGATGAGAATGATTTAGTTTTAGACCCATATTTTGGTAGCGGAACTGTAGGGGTAGTTTGTGTTAAAAATAAAAGAAACTTTATAGGAATAGAACAATCATTAAAATATTGTAAGATAGCAGAAAGTAGAATAATAAAAGAGTGTGGTATATTATACGAAATAAACAAAAACTTAACAAGCGAGTAAAAAATTTTGTAAAATTTAAGTATGGCAGACCGATATGTGTTAGTAAACAGATTTAGAGGCGGGCGAGCAATCCCATCTGGCTATCCTTTATAGCCACGGTCTGCCATCTCGTCCGCCCGTTTTTATTTTAAAGGAGGTAGTATGAAAAACAAGGACACACAAAAATGGATACCGTTGTATGTAGATAAATGGATATTTGGTTCTACGAGGATAGAGTTAGAGCCAGAGGAAAGGGCAGTATTTATTGATTTAATTTGTTTGGGAGCGAAAGACAAGGGTTATATAAGGGCTAATGAAGAAATCGGCTATCTCCCTAAACAATTAGCCGGGTTATTAAATATAACAGAAGAGTTATTAAACAGAACAATACAGAAATGCATAAAATACAATAAATTAGAAGATAAAGGCAACGGAATATACTATCTTAAAAATTGGGATAAATACCAATTCTCAAATAGAACATACAGAAGATATTTAGATGATGAACCTGAAAATATAATAGACGAAAATGAATTTAAAGAAAAGATAATAAATGAGATTAAGAAATATAATAATAATATTGAAATAAATAAAAATAATAAGATAGATATTTTTATTAATACAAATAGACCAATAATTATAAATGTTAAAACAAACAATTTTTCAGATAGTATAAGAGGCGGTATTAGACAACTTTTAGAGTATGGGATAGAGTATAAAGATGCAATACTTGTATTAGCATTGCCTATTTATTATAAAAATGAAATAAGCGGGAGATGGATTAAAAAGCTTGAAGAGTATAACATAAAACTATTAACTTTAGGCAATTTAGACAGTGAAATAAGCGAGTTATTTAGACAAATGGACACACCTGTTAGACAAATGGACACACCTGTTAGACAAACGGACACTATAGAATATAATATAATAAAAGATAATAATATAATAGAAGAAAAAGAAAAATACACAAAAGAAAAAGAAAAAGAAATCTCATCACCTAACGGTGATGGGTGTGTTGTTAATGATACTAAAAAACAAAAACACACATACACAGAAGAGTTTGAAATCTTCTGGAAGGCATATCCAAGAAAAGTAGGTAAAGGTGCGGCGTTTAGGTCCTGGAAAGCACATAAACCTGACCTGAATACCTGTTTAAAAGCGATAGAAATCCAGAAACAAACAGAGCAATGGAAGAAAAGCAACGGCCAATTTATACCTCATCCGACTACTTGGATAAATCAGCACCGATGGGAAGATGAGGTAGAAGTTAATACAAAATACGATAATTTAGTAGATATAATCGTATCTAACGAGGAGGAATAATGGAGAAAATAGATTTTACCGGAATTTTGAACTCGGTTAAAAAATATTCAGAAAATATTCCTAAATGTAAAGTTTGCGGAGATATTATTGTTGATGGGATGTGTTATTCTTGTGAGGACAGGGAAAGAAAAAGAATAGAAAATGAAAAGCGAGATGTTGAAAGATTGGGGGGTATAAGGGCATATAAAGACTTTACGCTTGAAAAATATGATAATATAAAATTAAAATCAATAATAAAATACCCGGAAAATTTATACCTGTATGGTCCCGCCGGTGTAGGTAAAACACACTTAGCAACCGCTTTAGTAAGACAATATCCCGATGGTATAGTCGTAAAACCTACCCAAATAATAGACAAATTCAGAAATATCAATTCTGAATACGAAAAACGAGATTTGATTAGATATTTCGTTGATAAAAACCATATCGTTATAGACGATATTGGGATAGAATATATAAACGATTATACCTACCAATTCATTTACAGCATAATAGACGGCAGGTGGAATAATTACAAAACAGGCCTGATAATAACTTCTAACCTGTCTTTAGACGACCTTAAAGCCAAAGTAAACGACGATAGATTAACATCAAGAATTAAGGGTATGTGTAAGGTCATAAAGATTGACGGAAAGGACAGGAGAGTTGGCAAATGATTTTTAAAATGCGTTTAAACGAGCGGAAATGCCCCGCCATTGTATTTTTATTTGTTTTTGGTATATACCTACCTGACGCATATTAAAATGCGTTATATCGCATTTTAAACAAAACTCTTTTCTTTTTTTTCTTTGTTGCTTCTTTATATGCTGTCCGTTATTTAATTAAATATTATATATTATTTATATTAATTTATTTATTATATATTATAGTTTATTTTATGTTTGTTTATATTATTTGTCTTGTTTTGTTTTTGTTGGTTGTTGTGGTTGGTGTTTTTGTGTTCGTGGTGTTTTTTATTTTTGGATTTTGTTGTGTTTTGGTTAATTGACGCTAAATCCCAAAGAGTTCTGGCGGAGATTCATATATTTTTCACCCGCACGCAACCGCTTGGTATACCCCCCCCTCTGTGGTATGTTTGCTACTTATCATAAGCGATATTTCATAGTGCATTTTTTTGCAAGTTAACATAATATATGTTTATCGTAAGTAGTTATCCACAGGTTATTAACAGGTTGTTAACAAGTATTTATAATACCAGCCTTACATTAGTCGTTTTGATTTAAGTCTATCTCGGCCGGGAGATTTTGCGAGAGGTTTGATATCAGGCGTTTTAGCTCGCCATCGGATATATCAAAGTTCATTTCAAGCGCTATTTGTTTTTCGCTGTAAAGATTCAGGCTTTTCGCAAGCATATCAAGGGCTTTCAAGCGCTGGTCAGGGCTCCACTCGCAAGTGACGTTGAGGTATATCTTGACGAGTTCTTTTCGGACGGCGTTGACGTTTTGTGTCAGGATATCGGGGTCGACTTTTTCTTTTAAGAATCTTTTATTTGTAATCTTTTTCAAAACTTCCTTTACTCTATCTTTTACAACACTGACTTCAACATCCAATTTTTTAGCATCAATTTGTGCCGGGATTTCACTATCGGAAAACTCTTCAATAGAAATAATATTTTTTTTAGCATCTTCGATCACTTTTTCTATGTGCTTCTTTTTTCGGAGCTCGTATGCTTTTTGCCTAAACCGACAATATCTGAGAAAAATGATTTTACAAGCATCGATCAAAGAAAAATTTTTCTTGACACACAAAAACACTACTTTTTTCGTGTCATTATCATATGAAAGATATAAATCTTTACTTGTCATCAT